CACTAACAACATCAACCTTGAACTCTTTTTTTATTTTCTTATCTTCCATTTCATCATCAGTAGGAGGACGACCATATTTTTTCTCAAAGTTTATTTTTAAATATTTCTTACTAATTTTCTTACTATCAAAATCACAATTAAACTGCCCCATTTCATTACCTTCCAAGACACGATTATATTTCTCAAAATAAGCATCTTTTAATCTTGGAATATCAGCAACAGGCGTATGTGTGCTGTCCGTATCTTGATAGTAAATATTAACACCAATATCCTCTGCTAAACACATTACCTCATTCATAATTCGCTTACTCATACTCAACACTTCACAACCGATATGAGCGAGATTGAAATGGTTAATAATCGGTTTTTGTTGCGTAATCTCAAAACTATTATCGTGTAATTGTTGAACTGATTTAATACTATCATAATGACGAACTAAATGTCTATCGTGGTTTTTAGCACTCACATAAACCTTCTCATCTTCAAATGGTTTTAATAGCGTTCTTCCGTAAGCACTATTCATAAGCAATTTATATACTTGCTCTATGGAGTTCTTCTCCTTTTTCTTTGCAAGACGAGTATTGAATAGATGCTCTATGGTTTCACCGATTTGATAGTTTCTATCCTCATCATAATAATATCCTCTATCAATATTAAACTCTACTTTTTGAAACTCAATAAGGTCTTCTAATGCGAATTTATCAACCCACATTTTTTTACCGACCATTTCATTAGTCCATAATCTAATACCATCATCAGTAATATAACTCATCAACGGAAACTTACGATTAATACCTACTTTGGTAATATCAATCTCCACAAAATAACCATCAACCGATTTCAAGAAATCATAGGTTTTATTATGTAATACTTTCGGCATACCCAGTAAATATCCACCCATTCTTTTCATCGCCGATGGATATAAACTAACTGCATCAAGGTCATCTAATTCTATACTATTACCACCTGTAAAATTAAACATTTTATTCTCACTCGTCATAGTTCTACCTCCAACCATACATTTTTGAATAAATATCAATTGACTACCTGATATTTCAAAACAACCTTCATATACATCACTCTTCTTCATATAAGCATCAGCGACCGATGGTAATGTAATATAATGGTTTATATCTAATCCACATACTTCATCAATCCAATCTCTAAATTTCTCATATCCCTTTTGTAGAATTTCCACATCAACAATACAATACATTTTAGAATAAGTCATTATATCTACAAGGTGTTCGCCATTAAACTCATCTTCTATAATACAATCCCATTCTCTCGCCTTATCCACGAATGATTGGTAGTATTCCTCTTTTTCCTCATCACTAACTTCCTTACCAATATTCATACTAACAATTTGTTTATCACAATATTTACGAGTATCCTTCAAAAATATACATCTATTCTTAATGGTTTGAGTGTTCCATAACCCATAAGGCATAATCTCCTTTACACCTTCAAAACCGAACATTTTTGGAAACGATGATAGTTTTGTAGCGATGAACGAATAACTATCCACAAAGTTAAATTTACATTTTTTATTATCAACATAGAAATCTGCCCTTGCACTTAATAACATACTACCCCTTTGGATTTTGCTTACTTGATATAAATGTTCGTATAAGAACTGAAAGTCATATTTTACATTATGAGCGATGAACCTTATAGGTTTGTAATCGTGTAATCTTGCTACTTCTTGCATCATTCTCTTACCGCAAAATTTACCCTCAATACATCTCGGTTTATCCATTAGGTCAGTTTTAAATACGACTAAATAGGGTCTATGCTTTCCATTATCCGTAGTGCTTTCAAAATCAAAATAACATATTACTTCTTCTTCCTTCGGTTCGTTAGTGATATAATTAATGCTCCTATCAACATATTCTACCGCTTGAGTATCATTTTCATTTACATCATAAACATCAATATTCATACCAATATCATAATGAATAGTTCCCAACATATCATTAGGTTCTAACTCGGTAAGGTATATGTCCTTATTATTATACATATGTGAAATTACATCATAACTACTCATAAATCGGTCTTTGGTTCTTTTATTTCCACTCCTATAAACCTCATTCCATCTATCCACTCCTTCCAATTCTTTATAATTAGTAAGAGCATATTTGGTAATAGGTATTTCCTCAATCAAGAAGTAATGCTCGTCAATTAATCCCAACGGAATAACCAATTCACAACCTTTATTTTTAATGTCCTTACGGGTTTTATCATTCTTACCTTTAACATCACGCTCATCTTTGATTGAAATGCTTACCTCTAATTCTTTTGCTATTTTTTCTATGATTTGAGCGGTCATCGTTCTTGTAATCATTTTGGATTTAGCACGAGATATTTTAGCACTTGCTTCAATCTCATTATTTTCAAAGAATTTAGTTATTGCTTGTATAAAACAACTTTCAGGATAATTAGAATATTTATCCCCTGAATATGAGATTTGATATTGTGATAAATCTAAATCAGGAATATTATGGGTATATTTGAAGAATGCTCCTTTTTTCTTTTTCTTTGCTAATCCTTCATCTAATATTATAAGTGTGAATGTAGAAGCATTCATTAAATCATAAACCGCTTGTTCGTCGCTTCCTCTAATGTATCCATAAGTATTTTCCACTAACCAATCACCATTATTAATTCCTTTAATCATCTTCTCTATAAATGCTTGATTGAGTGGATAGGAAACCGCACCAATACGCATAAGGATTTTCTTTTTATTATTAATTAATTGACGAAGTATTTTACTCATTACTTCATCACGAGGTAGATTGAAATTGCGTTGTGAGGTTGTAGGGTTTCTTGCAAAATCCAAAACTTTCTTAATATATATTTTTTCCTTTTTATTCCGTTCTTGTATTCTTTTATTTTCTACTTCACGCTCCTTTTGTAGAATTTCATTATACATAATACCAGCTTTACTCCATAACGCCTTTGCTACATTTACGGGTTTTCTCTTGCGAGTTTTAACACCGATGCTTTGCAAAAATTCTACTAAATCCTTTTCATTTTCAAGCGGAACTTTGAAGAAACGGCGTATTTTTTTAAGGATTTTATCTTTGGATTTAATGCCTAAACTCTTGGGATTTACAATTCGCTCACTCATCTTATATTATATACACATTAAATTTTTTTTAAATCAATTTTTTAAACAATTAAATAAAAAATATCAAAAACGAAAAACCCCTAAAGTTCCTTGAATAGATTAATCAATTGCTTTCCCATATTATCCGTTCCTTTATAATTGCGGTTCTTAAAATAGTAATTTACTGCATAATCTCGTCCTACCTCACCATATCTGCGACGACGAGAAGCAAGATTAATAGCATTACATTTCGCCCTATTGCGTTCTCTGTATTCCTTTTGAGATTGTTTTTGTTTTTCAGTTCTCGGCATATTTATAGTTAAATGTATATATCGCTACATCTTTAAATCAATTTTATAATTTATTCGTCGTAGGGGGACGAAACCCCCATTTAATCAAGCAATATTATTTCATCTGTAATATCTACATCACAATCAACCATATTTCCCTCTAACATAGAGAGAAAATCAGTTGGTTTTTTTGGTCTGCCTCGTGGTTTTGGTGGTTCGCCTCCACGCTTTTTTTCTGCGTATCTTCTGTTATATTCTCGGCATCGTTCATTATGCATCTGCCTCCATTCAGGGTCTTCTTTTTTCACAGCATAATATTTCCTGTGATACTCATTATATTTTTCAGGGTTGTTTTCTCTCCACTTGTAAATATAACCTCTTGTTATTTCGTTATATTTCGGTATATCCATTATTATATATTGGGTTTATAATATATTTTTCTCAATTCGTTTTTTAATATATTATAAACCTTCTTCTTCATCTCCTTCTTCTTCATCTATTTGCCGTAGGCGACCTTCGGTTTGTGGTAATGTTCTTTTTGTTTGCAAGGGTGAATTACTATAATTAATTAAATCTTCGCTACTTGTCGTATCACTATCCTCTTTACATTCTACTCTGTTATTTACATAATCAATCGCATCATAATATTTCTTTTCCTGTTTCATTATTTCTATTAGATTTTTATGACTTTGTTTTAAATACTTCTTTCTTACTGAAGGATAAACGCTCGTTTCTAATTTCTCTAACGCCATATTGTAATCCATTAAAATATCGTCATCAATATCTTTATGGTTTCTACATTTATTTAATGTATTAGTCAATAAACTAATTCCTTGAATTAACACCTCCATTCGTTCAGGATATTTACGAAATTTAATTAAACTACTCATAGAAGCAATAATACTGCTTATCATAATAGGTAATAAACCCCAACCTGCCCCTGTTAGATTTAATTTCATTTTTGCACTTTCTAATAATCCACCTGTTAAACTCAATAAGATTATTCCCTTATTCCAGTCGTCATTATTGGATTTTAATTCTTCGTGTGCTAATGATAAAGCATCTCTTTTTGAGCGTAAGTCATTTATTATTAAAATTAAATTATCCTTTTCCATATCACTTCCTCTTGTTAAAATGTAATATTAAAATATAACTACCTCCCATTCCTGATACAGCAATACCACCCGCAGATTGTAATATCTTAACTTTAAATATGTTATTACTGGGTCTGCTTTTCAATACAACAGGCGGGTTATATGTGCTTTGCTGAAATCGTTGCCTTGCCGTTCCGTCATTAAAATTAACACGATTTAACAGACCGATTACATTTGAATTTTTCGTGTCCGTTGTAGTTCCTGCTAAATAAACCTTTAATTGTGTTCCAAGACCTTCAAGAGAAATACATTTAACATCACTCGCAACTTCACCTACAGGGGAAGAAACAAAACTAAATGTTAAATCATATTCTCCATCATCTAAAAAAGACCAATCAATAGCATAATCTTGATTATAAATACTTGTAGATGAATATGCTTCGGTGCTGTCTATAACAACTGAAAAACTCATTATACATATACTTACGATAATGTTTTTGAGAGTTTCGCAACTCTTTCAATAGTGTTTTTATTAACACCTTTATTTGCAATATCACTATAAATATTACCAACTTCAGCACCAGCATCAGTTAGTTTCTTTGCACCTGCTAAAGAACCCATTAAACCACGAACTCCTTTTAAAGTCCCAGTCGCACCTATTTTATCTGCTATAACATCAAGGTTGGGATTATTAACAATACTCTTAACTCTGTCGCTATTCAAGAAATCTAAACCTTCACTCGCCTTGCTAAATATTTTATTCACAGCGTTCGCCTGTTTCTTAAACAGGTTTCTACCGCTATTCAATAGAGAGGAAGCACCTTTCTTAAAGAAACTCATTATATTATTATTATTTATTTTATTTTTTACCCTTACCTTTCTTTTTAACAACCTTTCTTTTAACCTGCTTCGGTCTAACCTGTTTTTTCGGTCTAACCTGTTTTTTCTTCAAATTTGCTACTTTACGCTTTTGAACTGCTCTGCGTTGAGAGGCAGTTGGTTTCACCCCCACAGGCAAAACATATTCACCACGATGAACGACCGCCGTTCCTGTATTTTTAACAAGTCCGCCATCTTCAAAAAAAGGTGTAATACCGCCTAACGCTCCTAATCCATAAGAAGCAATATCACCCACAATATCGCTTCCTACCAATTTACCTAATTCTTTACCCGCCAACATACCAGCAATTCCAGTAAGTCCGCCCATTTATATATATATACTTTAAAAAAAAAGGTTTAAAAGTTTATAATTAATTCATCAAAATTTTTGAATATCCTTTGACTATCTGTATTGATAAACATAAAATTATATGGTTTATCATATATTAATTTGCTTATTTGAGGTGTAATATCAATTAAATCTTTATCCTCTACTATTTCATCAAAAATCGTTTTCATCTCGTTTTTATTCACTCTAAAAACGAAAATATTGCTAAATAATTTCCTTATATCTTTTGGAATTGAATAATATGTTTGAACTAAAAAGAATACAGAAGTTCTTAAATGACGACGATTAAAAATTAATTTTTTCATCAAATTCATAGTATCAAAGTTTTTTAAACTTGCTCCTACATCATCAAAAATAATAGCAATATTTAAATCACTTGACGCTTCTAACTCGTCCATCACTAAATCAAGATTTTCAAAGTTTAATTCATTAAATAATTGGTCTTGAGGTAATTTACCAAATATATCCTTTTTCATACTTGCACGAGAGGGACTTGGTTGAAAAACATAGATACGATGATATACTTTACGGAGTATCTCCTTGTTCTCAAAGAGAGAAAACAGCAAACTCGTTTTACCTGAACGAGGTTTCCCAATCAATAAATTAGTCGTGTGTTGGTTTAAAAACTTTGTTAATTCGTATTTATCTAATTTCTTATGGAGTGGTTTATCACACCGCATTTCGCAAGGCGTTAATATTGGTTTCTTATGTTTTTTAATAGTAATCATATTTATATTATATTATTATTAAAAATTATTTGCCTTCAAGCGAAGCAGGTTAGGACAAAGTCCGTCAATTTGATGTGCTTTCAGGGTTATTATCAGGGTTTTCATCAGCAGGAGGTCTTCCTATGAACTCTAATAAAACATCTAATCTTAAATCACCATTAACATCATAAAAACGAGGAGGATATAGTGTATGTTGTTGAATATTTATAATTGGTATATCAAGTTCAGGAATAGGAAAGGGTGGCGGTGGTAAAGGATTATTAATTGGTATTTCTGTTTCAGGATTATTCATATTTATATTATATTATTATTAAAAAAAAATTACTGACGAACCTGAACCTGTCTTGCAAGTGGGTTAATAACTAAAATAGAGTCATAGCAACAGATAAGAGCAATTGTATGGTCGTCATTAGGGGTAGTTCCGCCAAAGTTAATACGAAGCGAAATCGGTGAAAGTTGGGACGAAATACCAGTAAGCATAGCAGAAGACGAAAGTTTTTCTACATTTTGGGCGACATAAAATTTCGCAGGACTATCATAAGTCGTAGCATCATTATCGGTATAACTAAACTCTTTAGGGGTAATAGCGAGTTTGGACGAGTAAAGCGAATGAGCCATAGACCAGCAATCAGCAAGTTCCTGATAAACACCGCCTTTATTCTGTAGAACCGACATAGGACGAACAGGGTAAGGTTTGGAAGCGACGAGAAACTGATAATCGCCAAGATTGGAGGTCATATCTACACTATCCGCCCAACCATTAACATTATTACCCGCACCATCAATATTCGCAATAAGCGATTTAATGGACGAAAGACGCTGGTTATAAACAAGTTCGGTCTGTCCTGATTGTTTGGGACATAACTGCGACGACGACGAATACGACTGCGATTTAATAAGGATATTACCCTCCTCATCAGTCATAGAAAGTATCATCGGGTCAATCTCCGCACCGAACTCTACCGACTGAAAGCAAAGTTCAAGATTGGAAAGAGTGATGGAGGTTCGTGTTCCACCTCCACCAGTCGCCGAGAACATATTTGCAAGAGCGTCCATAGTTAGTTGGATTTGAACCGAAGGCATCGCACCAAGCGGAACGAGATGGTCGGCGTTGGAGAGAATGTTTCCTAAAGCACCCGCCATATCCCAAGTTTCACCAGTATTCGCACTTAACAGACGACCATTAATGTTCGCCGAAGTCGGTGCAGTTGTGTAATCAAGAACACCGAGCGGATAAGCAAGACCAGTTTTCTCGGCAATATCCATTTTGGTATTTACAAGAATATTCGCCAACTGGTTATAACCTTCTATGCTCTCAACAACGGAAGCACCGACCGAAACCTGACTGCGAATAAAGGGGGTGTAAAAAGGTGTTCCACGCATAGTCGCTTGGTCTGTAGCAGATGCAACAGCACATTTGTAGCGAAGATACATAGTGGAAGGCACGAGGAAACCACGAGCGGGGAGTTGAAATTGGATAATATCACCATCGTTGCTAAATGACGAACCATTTGACGGAGCAACAACAACATCAGTATTAATGGTATTCGGCGGAAGAGCGGTCGGGCGATTTGAATAATCTACTTCACGAGGAACGCTTAAACTCATTATATACTACTGAAATATAAAAAAATATACTTTTAAAAAAAGTAATACAAAAAAACTTCGTTTAAAATCAGGGGTTTAAAAGGGGAATTTCCCCTTTATTCTAATAAAATATCAAGTTCCGTATCTTGAAACTCACTTAAATCTGTTTTCTCTTCTTGTGCTAATAGTTGTATTTTTTCTAAAATAGGTGCATCTTCATATTCAGGATTTTCTAATATTTCACGAACGGCATTATCTCTCCGTTCATTTCTTACTAAATCACTAAAATTACCAACTTTCAATCTTTCCTTATATTCGGTGTAAGTTCTCAATATAAAAGTCATTTCGTAATCCGTATTATTAAAATCAACTAAATATCCTTCTTCATCTCTAATCTGTAAATCTATACGATTGATAAAATTATTCCTTAATATGCTCTCGTTGAGAGATGCGTTTTGATATGTTATTAAACCCCACGCAGGAGCATTAACCGAAATTGTATTGATTAATGTATTCTCGCCGAGAGATTGACTATCAATATTATTTCCTGCAAAAGCATCACTATATAACGATAATTTCTTAACACCAAGAAAATTAGCAGGGAAATTGAAACTTGTTGGATTTGTAAGATTAAACGGAAATGTTGTATCCTGTGATAATCCTATTATTTTATTACAAGTCGTTCCATCTAATAAAAAAATAACATTTGTTAAATCATTTGTAGTTGGTGTTAAATTAAATACTCCTGTAGTGGTTGATATTTCCATATTAATATTATAAGTTGCAGTTGCCGATAAGAACTTACCTTTTACTTCATTCCTAAATGTATTCGCATTATAATTACCTTCTGTTAATGTTAATGTATAATCTGTAGTTGAACCATCTGCTAATGTTATTCTAATTGCTATTTTGTTTCTGTTATAATCCACATTATAAATGCTAAAGGGCATCTCTACCGATTGTAATGAAATCGTGTTCGTAGTTTCTGTCGTTGATTTAACTACATCATTAAAATTAAAAACTATATTAGATAAATTAGTTCCATTTAAACGCTCGGCATTTGAGGAGTTGATGGTTATTATTTTACTTTCTGCTATATGGTTTTCATCGCTCATATAATATACTTTTAGAAAAAGTATTACAAAAGAACTTCGTTTAAGTTTGTTGCTTTCAGTTTATCGCAGTTCGCTTTATTAATTCTTCTTTGCTTATCAATTAGTTTATGAATTGTATTATCAATCATTATTTTCTCTTCATCACTAAAAAACTTGATATTAAATTGTTTGTATAAATACCAAAGTTGGTGATTATCTGCAGTTAAACAATTTAACTCGTCCATTAGAACCTCAATCGGCATAAATCCTTCGTCTTCAATTATATGTTTGGTTTCGTCGTATTGCGATAAAAACTCCATATATATATATATACAGAAAAAAATATAATATAGATTCAAGCGAAGCAGGATTAGGACAAGTCCGTCTATATCGCAGATAATACTTTCATAACATTTTTAAAACCTCGTTGCTGTGCCTTACGCTTTGCAAACTCGTCCGCCTTCTCGTTTCTTATAGTTGCTATATTTTTACCTCGTTTTATTCCTTTGTCTTTCCTTATCTTTCTTGTAGGTTCTGTCTGCTCCGCTCGTGTCTGCTCCGCTTGTGTCTGCTCCACTTGTTCCGCTCTTTCTTCCTCTTTTTCAAGTCGTTTTCTAATTGCTTCTGCTTTTTGTTGTATTGGACTTAAATAAGGGTTTTCTTCCTCTCTTTCTTCCGTCATATCTAAAAGATTTTGTAAAGTAGGATAATAACTTTCGGTAGGAATTAATGGTTCATCATCAATTATACTCCTTGAACCTCCTGAACTCAAGGAACTTACTGCTTCGCTTGAACCTGCTTCGCTTGAAAATGGACTATATGCTCCTATACTTGATGCTCCTATACTTGATACACTCGGTTCGTTGTAAGGAGTGCTTAATGGCGTATTTCTCAACTGGAGAAAATCCTGCTGGTCTTCTATTTGCTGGTTTAGTTGCTCTGTTATTGTTGGTGGAATTATAACTTCATCAGGAACACGAGGTATTAAAATATCAGGTTCAGGAATATTTGGTTTATATACTCTATTTATTTGAGTTGTTTGATTTATCATTTGAGGTGTTGGTCTTCCTGTAGTAATTGGAGTTTCTTTTTCTCTCCGCAATTGTGTTATAAGGTTCTCCAAGTTGTTTAATCTTTGTGTATCACTACTAAACATATTGAGATTTGAACCTAATGATTGAACTGATGCTTTCAATTGTCCTAACTCCGTCTGCAGGGGTTTCGTCCCCTTACCGAAGGTTGCCTTTGGCTTACGACGATTGACCTTCTTTTTCTTTTTTTCATTATTGAAATTAATATTAACTATTTGCTTTTGGGTTTGTGTCTGCAGGGGTTTCGCCCTCTTACGACGATTTACCTTCTTGACCTTTTTTTTAGGTTTCTTACTTGATGCTTTTATTGGCATTATATATATTAAAACATAATATTAATTTTTGCTTTATGTTTCTTCTCATAATCTTTTATTGATGCTTTCAAAGTTGGTTTGTTCCATAATAACATCATAGATAGTTCGGCGGGAGAATGTGGCGAACCTAAACCTTTATCTTTACGATGCCGAGAGATATATGCTCTTTTTACTTTCTCTCTGTCTTCTTTATTTGGAAGATAATATTTGCTGTTCTTATCATTTATCATAGTGTAATCTCTATAACCTTTTGCACCGAACCTATGTTTCATTTTTTTTCTTTTGTCTGTTTCAGGCATTAATAAAGTGTATTTCTTATCTTTGCTTTTTGATTTGTAAAGATAATAAATCGGCATATATATATATACTTTTAAAAAATTATCAAGTAGGTTTCGTTGGATACTCTACATTATCGTAATCTGTAATATTTGCAGGTAAATCCCGAAGTGCTTGGCGGTAATCTTTCCACTCATCAATATTAGATAATACAACATCACTCATCATTACCCAATCGCTCTCGTCTAAAAGAGAGTTTCGTTTTGTTCTAATTTGTGTTAAAGCATATTCGTTTGCTAATTCATTCACTCTCTTAATAAAGGTTTCCTTATCAAGTTTCTCTATTTGCTCGGGTCTCCATTTCTTCAATACGAGAGCGTCCCAGCACTCTTCTGCGGTTTCTCCATCTGTTTCCCACGCTCCACTATAATCTAATTCTGTCAAGTATCGTCCCGTTGCTCGTAGCATTATATAATATTACCACTAAAAAAATAAAACCAAAAAAATCGTCAAGGAGTTCCACTTGAAAGGAGTTGAAGAGAGATTGTGCTTCTTGCTCTTTCAGTAAAGATATAGTCGCCTGTGTTTGCTGTAGCATTTAAATAAAAATTGTTATACCCAGTATTAGACGAAACCAAAACTGGATAATATGTATATGTCCCTGTTGCTGTGAAACCTAAATCAACACCCAATACGGAAGCACCTTCCATCGTTGTTGAATTATCGGTATTATGACTTACGAGAAATTGTGATAAAACCCTTAATCTATTTCCACTTTGAACTGGTCTTAATAGAGATGTTGTCCCGTTTGGTGCTTCTCTACATATTATCACTCCAGTATTATAACGCCCATTACTATCCCACTCTCCCGTTATAGATGCTTGGATTAATACCTTTGAACTGGTCGTTTGGATTGTGATAGTTGTTTTTAAATAGCCGTCAAGTGCCCCTCCATATTGGTCGGGGTCATTACCAGCAGGGTTGCCTGGTAATACCGCCACCATCGTCCGTGTATCACTATAATCATACCCGTTTGATATTTTTATTTCTCCTGTGCCAGTCGTAGTTATATTGCCAGTCGCAGTTATATTGCCAGTCGCAGTTATATTGCTTGTTTTAACATTCCCATTCACTTCTAATTTTTCGCTTGGTATTGTCGTCCCAATTCCCAAATTACCCGCATCGTCCATAAGCATTTTGGCGTTATTATCAACCCTAAATTGTATATTTTCCCCTGTAGCACAATTTAATAATGTTTGTCCGTCTTCGTTCTGTATTAAAGCGTATTCAGGGGATAGAGTGTGTTGAATACCTCCCCAAAGGGTATGTGGTCCAAGCACCGATGAGGTTTGACCTATTCTCGCATTTCCAAAATAAGAGACAGAGGTGCTTGTTCCAGTAGTGCTTTTATCTACTTCTATCGCTTGACTAAATGTTTTATTACCTCCTATGGTTTGGTCTCCTGTTTTTAATACTACATTATTTAAATCGGTATTAATCGTGGCGATGTCTGTTGTATTGGTGGCGATGTTTGTTGTATTGGTGGCGATGTTTGTTGTATTGTTTCCTATGTCTGTTGTTATACTGCTTGGTATTCGTGCTATATCAAATGTTCCTGCTGTTATTTTACTCGCATTTAAATCGGGTATATCTGCCTCTACTAATGTTGGTATTCGTGCTATATCAAAAGTCCCTGCTGTTATTTTACTTGCATTTAAATCGGGTATTCGTGCTGTATCCAAATCTCCTGATGTTATTTTATTCGCTGGTAAATCGGGTATTCTGTCTGTTCCTAATGTTCCTGCTGTTATTTTATCCGCATTTAAATCGGGTATTCGTGCTGTATCCAAATCTCCTGATGTTATTTTACTCGCTGGTAAATCGGGTATATCATCAACATTTATAGATGTTCCTGAAAAGTATAAATTATCTGCTGTTCCTTTATTCAAAATTATATTATTTCCAACATCAGTTATTTCAATAGGACAAGTAGGTAAATTATTTTGAAAATTATTATTACTTGTAAAATTATTACTGGTATTTGTTTGAACTAAATTATTTGCAGAGGATATAGTGCTTCCGTCTGCAAATTCCACATCATTTACCTCAATATTATTAATTCCATTCATACTCCGTTGGAAACTTTTATTACCACTCATTTATATATATATATACTTTTATAAAAAGTAAAACACAAGCAGAGCAGGTTAGGGCAAAGCCCGTCAAAGAACTTCGTTTAATAAAATACCAATTTCGGTTTTGTGATTGCTGGTGGTGTTGGTGGTGGTGTTTCATCTTCACTTTCGCTTTCGCTTTCTTGAGGTGGTTTCTGTTTCGCTTGTTTCTGTTTCGCTTGTTTCTGCTTTGCTTGTTTCTGCTTCTCTTGAACCTTTGCCTTGTGCTGTGCCTTCTTTTTCTGTTGTTTCTTTTTTAACATCTTCTTTACTTTTACAACATCTATATCACTATCATCACTTTCGCTTGATATTTCCTCTACGATTGCTTCTCTTATTGCTTTCTTCTTTTTAATAGCAATTGCCTTTTTCACTACTTTCATTTCTTTTTCTTCTTTCTCTTTCTTTTTATTTGCTCTGCTCTCTGCTTTGCGTTTTTCCGTGTTTTCTTTCCTCTTTGCAAGACATTTCGCCCAAGCGTCTTTCTGTGCCTGTGTTCGTTCTCTTTTCGGTTTAGGTGCTTCTACTTTTATAACCTCATCTTGCTCTTGTATTTTAATTTTTGAATTTGCTTTTTTAACATTCTTTCCTTTAATTACTTTCACGATTACCTCCTCCTCTTCTCCTGATGTGCTTTCGCATTCACTTTCAATTGCTTCGCTTACATTTGCTTCGCTTTCTTCGTCTGTAATAATTTCATTTTCACTTTCATTTGCTTCGCTTTCACTCATTATATATATATAATAGATTAAATCTTCTATGTCTTCCTAAATTTAACTTTTGATATTTAGGAATGTATGGTATAAAAATATTATATATTTATATAAGATGTGTGATAAATATATTTATAAAGTAAGTTTATTTGCAACTAAAAAACATTTGAAACCTGTATATAGTAAGTATTATTTAACAGAGCAAGAAACAAGATATATTTATACTAATCCTGATGTAAAAGGTGTCTATGATGATGGTGAAATTCGTATTTTTGTAATTAAAGTTTGTGATGATAGTAAGGAATATAAATTAGCATTCAATAATCATCAAAGATATAATAGAGCAAAAGTTAATTTTATAATTAATGATAAAATTGATTTAGACTTAAAGGGTTAATGTGTATATAATATAAGATGGTGGTTTATGAATTAAATAAGAGTTTTTATGATGTTGAAAAGAAAATGGAGAATTATATAGGAGATGTGAGTAATAAAAAAGAATACCGAGAAAATGTTTTATTTTGGTATGAAAATTTTAATCCTATATTTTTCCCTCAAATGCATAAAATAGCAACTTGTTTAAATTACAGGGTAGAAAGTGTTGATAAAACAGACGAAGAAAATACTTATGGTTTGAATAAAGATTTAATAGAAGACATTAAAAAATTAGGTAATGATTTAAATAAATTTGGTGGTAAAGATATGATGGTTTGTAATTTCTATATTATGAGTAATTTTATGAGTATCAATAATATAACACCTGTAAATATTTTATGGAATAATATTGGTGAATGGAAATATTAAATAATTTCGTTTAAAAATTATATAATAAAAATATTATGTATGTATATGATGAATATACCTATTAAAAATAATTATGATAATGATGAAAAATATAAACTTGCAGTTGATAAATTTTTTTATGCGAAGTATGGATTTCGTGAATGGATTACACGAACTATTGATGAAAGGGTAGAATGTGTTGAAAAACTGGGTCGGTGTCCTGTGTTATATGAAGAAGAGGATAATAGATGTATGACTTTTAGAAGATATGAAAAAGGTGGATTAAAATAAACTTTTTTTATATAAGTATATTATAAATGAATGAATTAGAAAGTGAGTATAGAGAACATAGAAATACTCCACCCTCACCATATTCTCGGCGACAACAACAATACACATTTAGACCTGCCTTTTATTATCCTGTCCTTCAAAGGTCTTTCGCTCAAAGACCTGTCGCTCAAAGATTTTCTCCTCCTCCTTCTCCTCCACCTGCTAATAATGTTAATCAAGGTGTTTTATTACAATATTATACAGAAAATTTTGCAAGAGTTCCTGTAATACCTCAAAGAGACGCTCAAACTTTATTAAATGAAAGAGCGATGCAAGAAAGAGCGGAGCAAGAAAGAGTAAGAGCGATGCAAGAAAGAGGGAGACAAATAGCGTTGCAAGATAGAGCGATGCAAGATGATTTAAGGAGAAGACAAAATGAGGAGCAGAACCGCTCTCAACAAGACCAAATGGATTTAGAAGAAGATTTTTTTAATTAAAAAATATATAAATATATATGAATAGACAAATAACATCTGTTTATGATTGGAATAAAAAAGGAATAGAATTATCAACATTCCTCAAAAATAAAAAATATACAGACCAATTAAAGAACGCAAGGGTTTTTTATGTAGTAAAACCTAACAGCGAAAATGTTATTAAAATAGGGGTTTCAGGAGAAAATACTGGTGATGGGATTAAAAGGTTTCTTGAATATCAATTGCTTTATGGTGATGGTGCAAGAACTAATAATATATGTTTAGGTATGAAAGTTTTTTATGTTGGTAAAACGATGTATAATCCTTTTGTTGAGAGTAAGAATAGTTTAATACATAAATTAGAACTGCATATGATTAGGTCATTCAAAAAATTAAAAATAGTAGCAAGAGGTAGAGAACGAACAATAGCAACATTAAAAAAAGTTAAAGAGATTTTTGATGAATATATTGGTTCAGGTGATATAGAAACTAATATAAGAAAAAGTAGAAGAGCAACTGCAGGTGTAAATAAAATGTATGATGCTTTTGTGTTTGTGTAGTTTGGTTTATTTTATTTGTATATAATATAATATGAGTTCTAATATATCCCATCAAATAAAGCAAAGAATTAAACCTAATGATGTATTTATTACGCCTTTGGAATTAAGTAAGAAAGCGATTAATATGATTGATTATGATGAGAATGATATATGGTATGACCCTTTTAAAAACTCTGGTAGTTATTATAACCAATACCCTATTGAATGTAAAAAATTATATAGTGAGATTTTAGAAGGTAAGGATTTTTTTGACTTTAATGAAAAAATTACTATTATTTCAAGTAATCCTCCCTATTCGTTTCTTGATAAAGTTATTGAAAAATCATTATCTCTTGAACCTAAAATAATAAATTATTTAATTGGTGTAGGTAATTTAACAGCAAGAAGAATTGAGATGTTTAATAAAGCAGGATACGGATTAACTAAATTACATATGTGCAAGGTTTATAAATGGTATGGTATGAGTTATATAATACAATTTGAA